CTAGTTCTTCCAACCCAGTTTCTTGGTCTACATAACCGTGACCTTTTTTATCTTTGTCTGCGCCGCAATCAATATCAAACCAGAAAGACTTAAGAGCTAGTACGTTATCCTTAACCCTACCATCTGTTCCAGATTTATATTTAGCGCAACCGAAGAACACATTGCGACCACCCAATACAAACTCTTGGGATAGCTTGTCTAATTCTTCTCTGGTCTGCACCAGTCTTTGCATGACGTTCTTACCCTTAATCCCTACTACAGCAAACCAACCTTCTGCTGGCAGTACGGTATCTAAAAGGTCAATCGTCGTCATCTATATCTTTCAAAGACGGGGAATCGGAGGGGGAGTGGCCCCCTCTCAAATTACACCCAAATATTATTTAAAACTACTAAGCAACTTATTTATCGCATCTTCATGTTTTGCTTGTGGTTCGTGTGCTCCAACGAACCAATTATAAATTGTCATGCGGCTAACCCCAAGACGAGCAGCAACCGCAGCAACTTCAACACCCCGTGCAATACATAGTCTGCCCAAGATAACGCCCAAGTTAGACTTTTTAGCCTTCTTGTTTAAATGGACGATTCTTGAACTATACCCGTAGCTCATTACTAAGCATCACTCCAAGCGTTAATAACGTCCGCTAAATTCTTCTTACCCTCAGGAGCAACCTCAGGCTTTTTAGTTACACGTTTAACTGGCTCAGCAATCTCATCATCAGGTTCCATCTGAGTTTTAAGTTTTGGCTTTGCAGCTTCCAACTTAGGAGCAGACTTCTTAACACCATCAGTTTGAGCGACAGTCATTGTAATCGCATTCTTAGCTTCTAAAGAATCACCAGCAACAGATGCTAATTCCCATTCGCTTTCATTGATATGACGTACTGGAGAGAATAATAACTTAGGAGTATCGCTATCAGTATCAAGACTAATCTGCGTTACAACTTGGTTAATATTTCGCCCGTTACCAGCAATGTATTTAATGTAGCTTTCAAACGGATGCACATTACCTTCACCTTTACCGAAGATAGAAGTAGCTGGAAGGGTTAACTGATATACGTCACCAGTTGTATCGCCTTCTAAAAGAACTGCAACACGACGTGTGTAACGGCAAGCACGGCTATTACCTTGACCTGAACCAGCAATATTCTGTGGGCAAGTTGTACAAGTTGCACCTTGTTTATCTTCTACTGACGCATCAGGAGCATTACCATTGCTTGACCAGCAAGATGGCGGTACGATTTCATTAGGGTTGTAAGCGCCTGAGTAAAAAATACGAGATACGCTTTTAGCAGCGTTAACGATAATTACATTTAGTTCACGGCCCGTAATCTTACCTACTTCTTCGCCGCCTACTACCTTGCGGAATACACCGCCACGGATTGAAATACGCTTACTGCTACTTGCTGTATTACCAGCAAGAGATTTGGTTAAATCATTAAGACCACCAGCACGTAAGAAATCAGGTACATCTTGTTTAAATACTGAAATATTGCTCATTTACTTCTCCTTTTAAATTTAACTTCTACGAACTACTACGGTATATTTACTATCCACTAAGGTTCCCGGTGGCATCAGGTCTGGGTTATCCTCAAGGAACTGGCGCATATTGGTTTGATGCAGACGTTGTTCTAACAGACCATAGGCATCGTTCTCCTTTATGAACTTGTACATTGAGTCCCAATCATTCGTCCAATACCTTGTAGATATCTTGCGAATTATGGTTCCAGAGTCAGTGCGTATACTGGTTGCATTTTGCTCCTTGCATAGCTCTAACAATTTGTCGGCGACCATATCAAGTTGTTCTTGATACTTAGCCAATTCTTCCTTAAGTTCGAGTGCCCTAGCTTCCTTAGCATCACGAATCTTTACATATATTTTAGCCAGCTCTTCGGCTGACACTTTTGTTTCTTCCACAACATGCTCCTAGTTAAAGGGTGAGTTACAACTATACTACTTTGTTTTACTTTGTCAAGAAGTTTCTTCTATTTCTTGGCGGTACAAATCAATAATTCTAGCGTGATTATCTATGTTGTTGCTAAGCATTCTGTAAAGCCTTGATTCCACTTCACTTCCTTTTATATGTACCACAGTCATAGCATTTTTTTGCCCCGGACGGTTGATACGTGCATTAGCTTGCAAGTAAGTTTCTACGCTCATTACAGGCGCATACCAAATCACTGTATTAGCAGCAGTTAGGGTTAACCCGTGTGATGCAGCTTGTGGCTGGATAATCAGCACTTTAATATTTTCTGTAGTTTGAAAGTCATCTACGATACTACTGCGGCGATTAACTGGAACCGCACCATTAATTACTTCACAACTAATTTTGTGTTTGGTAAGAAATTCTTTAAGCAATTCAATGGTATGCGTAAACGGTACAAACACTAATACCTTGTGACTGCTTTCTTCAACTACTTCAAGAATAACTTGTAAACGATTAGATACATCAAACTCTACAACTTCCCTAGTATCCGTATAGACCGCACCACCAGATATCTGCAATAGCTTATTGATATTGGTAGCTGCATTAGCAGAACTAACTTCTTCTCCAGCCGCTTTCATAATCATGTCGTCTTTGAGCAGCTTGTAATACTTAAGCTGTTGAGGAGTTAATGGTGCTTCTCGTTCTACAAAAGTTAATTCGGGTAAATCTAAACATTGATCTTTTTCAAAACGTATAGCGGGTTGTAATACGCTATGCACTACTTGTTGCGCATTTGCTTTAGGAATCCAACGATACATACCTACTTTAACCATTACTTGATCTCGAAACTGACCAAAGAATGGGGGCGTATTCTTAGGGTTAATTAATTTAGCCAAACCAAACGCATCAACTGGAGACTGCGCTGCTGGCGTACCAGTAAGCATCCATAGACCTTTAATAGTCTTAGCTAAATCTCGTAGTATCTTCCAGCGTTCTGTAGTAGGGTTCTTATATGCGTTAGCTTCGTCTATTACAATTAGATCAAAAGCATTCTTAAGGATTTCATCTTTAACAATAGCCAAGCCGTCAAAGTTAATAATTACAAACTCAGCATTACTATTGATAACGTCTGCACGTTTCTTCTTACTACCATAAGCCACATCACATGAACGATGTACGGCAAACTTAAACAAGTCATTCTGCCATGCCGATTTCATAATAGATAGTGGGCATACCACTAGCACCCTACGTACTACACCTAGATTCATTAAGTAATCTGCCGCCCAAATAACGGAAGCGGTCTTACCAGTACCTTGTTCATTAAAACAAAAAGCTCTTGGTTTATTTGCTAAAAAACTTGATGTAATTCGTTGGTGTGTAAAGGGTTTGTATTGTCCGGGCCAGTTGTAGTTTTCCATTAAATATTTTTAAATTGGTCTATTGGTATATAAATACAATCTTCTAAATCTCTAGGGTCGCCACGATCAAACCGACCACCCTTTCTTATTTCATAATCTTCTTTAAGTTGAGTGAGGAACACCCCGTCTACAAAACTAACCACCAATAAGGAAGGTACATTTAACTGCTTGGCTTGTGCCAATCCTTCTTTCCACTTAGCAGCGCTAAGCATATAGGTTGGGTACTTGTTGTATTCGTTCTTTCTAGTTTTAATTTCTACCAGCGCAGCTAATGCACCATCAGGGTGATACAAGTAACCATCAACACTTGCTAATGCTGGGGTTTTTTCGTAACTACAGTTATAGCATGCAGTAATGTATTCCCTAACTTTTTGTTCCCGCATTTTATCTGCGGAAGTTTCATAGATTGGTCTCATTTTTTGCGTTCTTTTTTGCTCACTTCTGAAACTAAATTATGTTTAGAATCCCGTTTAAAGGAACGATTGCCGCTAGCATCCTGTACAAAGTAACCGTCTTTAGCAGAGCCGCCCTTATCCAAGGCTTTCTTGTGGGCTACATCTTTACCATCACCCTTATGAACCTTACCCGCTTTTAATAACTTACGGCGCAGTGCATTACGTTCTTCACGGTGCTTAACTTGCTCGGGGGTATCTTCATAAGCGGCGGCTTGTTTATATTTACGGTCAGCTTTATTCTTGTACGGCATCAGTAACTCCTATTATGTAGGCAATCTTTAACGGGGCAAAACTTGCATAATGGACTCGAAACTGGATTCCATACCCCCGATTTTACAGCTTCTTCTAGTCGGTGCAGGTCTGGCATGGCGGATTCTAAATAAGCCATATAGAACATACGTTGGTGTTTCTTTTGCACAAACTCCCCGCTAACTACAAATACTAGGGCAGACTTAATCTCTTGTACTTTAGGGAACTTTAAAAACACCGCCGATGCCATGTAATCTAACTGCTTTACATCGGCAAATTTAGCGTTTTTACTAGTCTTATAGTCCACCATATAGGCGCTATCGCCATTAACAATAAGTAAATCAACAATCCCGTGCCACCAATAATTGGGACTATTAAATTCACAAGCGTTAAACTTACCATCTTTGCGTGAAATACCCATTTCCAATTCACAATACTTATCCCCTTCAATATTCTCTAAAGACTCAAGAATTGGAACCATGTAATTGTACTTAGCTGGAATGGGTGTGCCTTTAGCAATATAGTCTTCAGCAGCTTTATGTACTTCCTTGCCATATATCGTTGCCGTTGTATCAGACTGTGCTACATCCTTGGCAATCTTTAAATGGTAATACTTTTTAGGGCATTGCTGAAAAGTTTTTAAGCTACTGTAGGACCAATTCATGCAGGTTCTTTCGGAAGAGTACCGCTAAAGTTATAAGTACCTGTATGGGTTAAATTGCACCAAGGCGCTGCCCATACTTTAAATCCAGCTTTACGAGCAATTTTGCAGAAGTGGTAATCCTCAGATAACAAACGATTAGATTCTTCGTCAATACTGGTAGCAAAGAACTCATTAATAATTTTTACTTCACGAGCTGTGTCTACAGCATGGAACATATCATTAGTATAGGTTGGAACTTTACCAATTAAACCATCAAAGACTTTACGTTTAATTAACATAAAGCCTGTACCGCCGTTATCAATCTCTACTGGTGTATTAATATTGGTACTGACTTGTTTATTATCCACAAGGTTTACTACGAATGCTCCAGTATGGTTATGCAACTCGTGCGGTGGAACACCTTTTTTAACTGCCTCTGCAACTGTTACCCAGTTAATTTCTTTCTTAGGGTATAGACCACAGATGATATCCTTATCAGCACTTACCATCATCGGAATAAAGTGTGGGTTAAATCCGATATCCGCATCAATAAACATCAAGTGAGTAGCTTCGCTTTGTAAAAAATCATAAGCTAGGCTATTACGAGCACGGGTAATTAAAGACTCGTTCATCATAAATGAATAGTACATACCCATACGGTTTTGTTGCATTACACCAATGGCTTGCGCTATGGCTGAAGAATACATACCTGTACACATACCGCCGTACATAGGCGTTGCTACAAACACAATATGCTCAGGCTTAATTGGTTGTTGCATTTGTGGTGCTGGGGGTCTACTTGGAATTGCTGGTTTCTTACTCATTTCTTCTCCTTGTTTAACTTCTTACGTAATTTAATACCTTCTTTTGCATTTTTGTCCATTGCAATTGCTTGGCTTATTAAAGATAACAGCCCTTCTTGAACTAAAAACTCAAGTCCTTCTTTATCAAAGTCCACCATTGCGTTAGCAGAACCGTCTTTGTTTTCTTTAATTACTTTAACTATAATTTCCACTTAGTTCTCCCTATGGTAGTAGTGGTTTGGATTATTTAGCATTGACTTAATTGCCTGATCTATTGTGTCAAACCAAGCTATGTGCCAGCCATCTTCCGTATAGACCTTAAAACTCATTTCTCTTGTGCCTTTCTTAATATTGCTTTAGCAAAATCAACAGGGTCATGCGCCCAATCCATTGAATAAAGAACATCATCTATTTCCTCATCTGTTAGTGTCTTTGCTTTAGCTGCTTGATAACCAGCTTCAAACCCACCAACGTGTGCGATGCCTTCGTGGTGGCTTTGATTTTCAATCATGCGCTCGTTGTGTTCTTGTTCAACAATTAGGCAGGTCTTTAAAGTTTCTATTTCAGCTTGTTGCTGGCGTATCAATCTAGCACCTTCAATAACTGGAACACCGCCCTTCATGTTAAGGGCAAGCAAATCTCTACCCCACATTTCTACTTCATCAGCTAGTTCATTTGCGTTCACTGTATGTTCCCCCCAATGCAATAGCATCATAAACTTGTGCTGATACTTTTAATACGTACGCAATGTCGTTAGGACTTAATTGCCCCATTAGTTGCAGTATCTTCATAACAGCAACATCGTTATCTAGTTTTTGAGGTTTAACTAATGTTTCAATCATTGTATAGCCCTCACTTGATTAGTTGGATACCATTCGCCTTGAACCTTGGTATAGCAAGTTTGTGCCACCATTTTAATTTCACGACCTGTTGCCTCGCTGTATTTATTACATTGGTATTCGTTTGAAGAGACCATAAGCATGCCAAGCCCCCCAAATATAACAACCATCGTTACAATTCCTGCAACGATTATTTTTAATCCATCACTCATTTTTTTCTCCAAGGTAGTTCGCCATAGCCTTGTTTCATTAGTTTGTTGCCTTCTTCAAACATTCCAAGTAATCTTTCGGGTGCTCTGTAATTAACAGTAGCCTCTCCTGTGCATCCGAAGGCAGGCAGATTTGTTGAGGCAGCTTTATAGAATTTGCGGTCTGCGCCCCACTGCCCATAGAAAGCATGCGCCACGTTAACCAAATACTCACGCTTAAAACAATAGCAGTTAGTATCGACAAAATTAATAGTGTGATCGTAAAACGTCGGATAGCGACCGAGTGACTCGCAGTCATCGTCGCATACATATTCTCCATCCTCATTGCATATTCTCCTCAAGCTATAAGCCCACATTAGGTCTTTGCTTTTAATCTTGTTAACCATTGTCTTTACGTGGTTTGGTTCAAACCAATTATCTTCATCCAAGAACAGGATGTAATCAGCGTTCACCAGTAGAGGTATAGCAGCATATACTCGGTGTCCATACCATCCATTACCGCCTACGTTTTCGGGTAAAAGTATAGATGGGTACTCGGGAAAAATGCGTTTTTGGTAAGCATCTAATCCATCATAAACAATCAAATGTTCTGTAGATAGAGTCTGCGCTTTGACGCTTTCCACTGCCTGTTTCATTTCTTCTTTTCCAG